TTTCACGGTTACCAGCTGCAAACATTACATCGTTATCAGGAAGTTGATAAGTTCCGACACGGCGGCTTAGCACTAGTTGATAAGCAGCCGCTTGAACAGCAGGAGCCGCAGAGTTCATTTCGTCCATAAACAAGACAATTTGTTTATGTTGTTTAGCCATTTCGGCATCAGGCAATTCCAGTGGAGGAGCCCAAACCATTTTACTTTGCTCTGAATCAAAATATGGAATACCTTTAATGTCTGTAGGTTCCCATAGTGACAAGCGAACGTCGATTACATGTGCATCGAGTTCAGTACCGAGTTGTTTGATAATGTCAGACTTACCAATGCCTGGAGGGCCCCACAAGAAGATTGGGCGCTGATTTTTAAATGCTTTGCGCAGGGATTTTTTGGCACCTTTTGGACCAACTGTACGACTAAGAACTTCTGCCATTTTGTTTCCTATCTAAAAGTTTAGGGTGTTGTTTAACTGTCTATGTGCTATTGTATAACAGTTAGCTAGGAATGTCAAATGTTTTTTAGCTGTCTAAGTCCTTTTGTCGCTCATTCATAGCTTTTATTAGTCCAAACTTTCGAATGTCGTCGGAAAACAAATAAAGCTCAAAACTCTTTTTTTCGGAAAAGACTGTAATACTTTGGTTTGTTAAGTAATACGGACAATCAATGTACCTTTCTAAAAAGATAATTGTTTGAGGACTAAGCTCAATTGGCTCAGTAAATGGAATTTCGTATTCTTGTAATTTAAGTTCTCCGACTAGGAACTCGTAGCCTTTATCACTTAGTCGGAAAGCATCTTGCTTGTTTACTCGGTTTGATTGCCACCAAGTGCGTGAATACATACTAACATTGGCATCGTCGATGCTCTTCCCCCATTCCTGGAGAAATATTTTAGTTAGTATGTCGCGTGTTATCATTTTACAATAGTACCAGACGTTAGCTTAACAACTTGGAAGTCTTCAGTTCCGAATGTTAAATTTAATTTCTTGGCCAGGTTGTGTGCGTGGCCAGGATTGCTAAACGATACCTTCTTGTACTTAGGCCCTGGGTAACTTGTTAAGCTGTTAAAGCTCTTTAAGTTAAAAGGCTCATTCTTGTAGAAGACGGCCCAAATTGCCTCAGCTTCGAGGATTTGTTCCGCCTTGTATGTTTTCTTATTGATACTTTCTAAGAGTATCTTTGGCTTTGGTCGACTCATATACGTAATCCGGTAATTAACTACGTATATATTTATCTCTTATTTGGAGTCTTCAAAGCCTCCGCCATCCATGCTAACACTTACAACTTCATTGCCTATACTGCCTTTAAGTGCGGTATACATGCTTTGATAGTCTTGATTTACTTTATCTAGTAATTCAGTTAAGGCTAATGTAAGCAATCTTGCCTTGGCAATATCCATTGATACTTGTTTAGCACCTGTTAGTTCGGCACTACGTACTTGTTGTACAAATGTAGTGATAGGGGTTAAATTAATCTGATTTTGCATTTGCTAATACCGTTTTCATTTCGAGTTCGTTCTTGAATGGTCCTTTGAAAGGATATCGTTCAATTGTAATCGCTTTAGGACAGAATGATTTAACCCATCCTTTATCAAATTTAATTACATAGTAGCCCGCACAGTACAAACTCTTACTAGCATTACTCTTTGTAAACAAAGGTAACTTACGCCTAACATCATACATAGCATTGTAAGGACTACACGATGTAGGAAAGCCGTGACAATCGTGTGGCTCTGACTGTGTTACTTTAACTTTAGTATTCTTTAAAAAGAATTCTTTACCAAACTGTTTAGTAAGGTCGTCTTTCTTATTAAACATAACCTCGCCGCTAGTACTACTGAGAATAAATTTATTATTTTCTTTCTTATGTAGTGTAGCAATTTTAGTACCGTCTTTTTCGACAATCCAAAACTTACCATCTACAATTGGCTTTGCGTGAATCTCTGTCATTGTGTATCCTGTTTTAATGTTGTATCAAACGGCCATTGATTCTTGGCCTGCCATTCTGCTACTGACTTAGCAAGGTCTTCTCTTGTTCTAAGTTTGACATGTTCTTCAATTACTGTACCGTCATCTTCGCATAGGCTAACTTGATATGGTGCTTGTATAATAACATAATCATCCTCTACTTGCCAACCATGATCACCATCAAAGATCCAAGCGGCGTTAGAACGTTCCCATTCTTCGGTGCCATCGCCTTCTAAGTAACAGCGTTTAATTTGCTCTTGTTCTTCTTCGTTAATGTCGTCACTAAATTCAAACCAGCAAGCAACTTGGTCATCTAAGTCTGCGCCAAACCCGCAATCAATTTTAGCATGTGCTTGTTGGTCACCTTCTAACGGCAAGTTACATGCCATGTCTTCTTCAACAAAGCCTTGTCCCCAGCGATAATGATCGTCTACGTTAAACCAGCTAATTGAACCGTCCGCATTTTCGCGGTACATTTCAATGTGCCAGCAGATGCTTTTCTTTTCAAGCGGCTTGATTAAGTATACTTTACTCATTTGGATCCTTTGCTAAGCCGCGCCATTCTGTTACTGTGTGATCTAAGAAGTTCCACTTCTTACCATCCCATAGTCCTTTGTTAGGAAACGGCCAGTTAATTGATTCTTTAGTTAAGATTTCGTAAACACCTACACGCACTGGATTGATGCTAACTGGGAACCAATCAGTTACTTCTAATACTTCTTCCGGCGCACTAGCTATTAGCGCATCGAGTTCTTCCATTAGCTCTGCTTCGGTTTGAGTAGGAACTCCGCCTACTGACACGTTTTCTTCTGGCTCGCCAACAAACTCTTCCCCGGTATCTTCGTTCGTTAGTACCAATGGACCGTGGTAGTAATATTCGGTATCGTCGTTTGACCAACCTAATTCTTCAACACCGCAGTACGAATCTTCTTCCCAAGCCTTTTCAAATTCTTCAACATCTTCGGGAGTAGTAGCTTCGTTCTCAGCGTTAATATCTAACCAGCAACCGTCGGACATGTCCCACATTTCCCATGATTCGTCATTAGCGATACTGCCGAGCTCGTAGCCGTCTTCGTTCTTTAACTCTTCGTCCGTAAGCGGGCGTTCGTTAGACTCGACTTTAAAGTTAGCCCAACGGAAACCTTGCTCGACTGAAATGAGTTTTCCGTCTTTATAGAAAAACATTTTCTCTATAGCTGACTTTTTATATTGTGGTGATAAATTCCAAGTTGCCATGTTAATGCTCCTGTGTAAGTTTGCGTAGTGTTACTGATTGTGATGGAAATTTAGCCTGGAATGGCTCTGCGTAAGACTGGATATTATCAGCAATCTTCTTCATATCCCATGTATTACAGAATTTTAGCATACGAATGCCTACTTGTGTTACCTCTTTGGGTACAGCATTGGTATCAATAGTTTCTCTAATACATTCTTTAATGTCATCGGGCTGAGCAGTTAAGTCAATAATGTGCTTGTTGCGCTCGTAGTCTTCCATAACACGATGTTCTTGTCCGTTATGGTCGACCCAACGCTGCAACATGAGATTGTTCCAATTGAATCCTTTGCTTTTGCGGTCTTCAAATGCTTCTGTTAAGCCGACTTTATTTTTACTACCTTTAGTGCGGACACCTGGATAAGCACTAAAGACATTATCACTAGTATCGCCTCGAATACACTTCTCAAATAGTAACCATTCTGGATTAACAGTTTTAGGCTCGCCTGTCTTTTTATCCAGTACTAGCTTGCCCTTCTTATCAAAGATGCCTTCTAGCGTATGTGTTTCTTCATTTACACCGTTAAACTGTTTTACGTTAGGTGCTAGTAACTGGTGAAAGTCGCTATCTGTCGAGATAATAACATGTTTCTCTAATGGGTGTGCTTGAATAAAACCGGCGATTAAGTCGTCGGCTTCTAACCGTGGATGCTGTAATACAGTACAGTTAGTCTTCTCACTAATGAAGTTTTTAAATTCATCAAAGGCTTCCCAGAACAGCTTATCTTCTTCTTGTTCTTTTTCAGTTAAGGCTGCTCTAGTAGCAGCTCGATTAGCTTTATAGGGTTTATAGAAGTCCTTGCGCCACGAGCGCCCCTCTAAACAGAAGACAACGTGTTTGCCCTCGAAGTCTTGCCATGCTTTCTTAATACTATTAAACGTAATATGAAAGGCCATGCCGAGTTTAATATCGGATGACCCTTGGACTACGTGCCTAGCACGGAAAAACGTATTGGCTGTATCAACCAAAATGTATGTCATTTATAATATTCCATATCTGCCGCAAATACAAACCGGTATTCATTACTGTCAGTGATACCGGGCCTATGCCACAGTTTACTAGGATATACAATCCAAGTCAATTCCTTTGGCGTTACAAATGTAGTCTGTTCAAAGTTTGGATAGTTTAACGCAAACTCAGTTCCTGCTATTCGGTAATCAGTAACATCTTTTGGAATATGAACGTAAAATATACCCGAAACAGTATCAGTGGTTCCGTTATTATCGCTTACATGATGGTTGTGCCAAAGTTTATCTCTATCCTCTGGCCAAGCGGCACTAGTCATAAAGACCCAGCTCATAATATTCTTAATTCGAACTTCGCGCCCTAAAAACATAAAACATGAATATATAAAACTTTGGCGCATTTTAAGGAACACTGGCTCTGGTCTAGCAAACAAGTTTTCCATTGTTTGAAATTTAGGACTATTTTTAAAATATTGCCCAGAGTCGATAATGTCTTTAGCTACGCCTTTTAGTTCAGTCATGTCAGTATGTGTAATCAACGACGAGAAATCGTACTTGTCAATATACTCATTACTGTCAATTATGTTCATACTGGATGTCCTGTTAGTTGACTGAATATTTCTTTATCCATAAACTTTACAGTTTTTAATGCAGCATCAGAAGTGTTAGGCATGCGTAAGTCAAACGCAATACTTAGACGAGGCATGTCGTCTTCGGATTCGTATACACTTGTATTATGTGGAACATAACTTGGGAAAATAGTAATCCCGCCTTTGACGTTATCTATTGGAGTGTATTCAGTCGGAGTAAACGGTGATCTATAGTTAGTAACCGTTGGGTAGTTATCTAAGTGCATATTGCCACTTAAATATCCAGTTGGGATAGCACCGTGTAAATGCTCTCGAATCTTTTGTTCTTTTCTGACAATATTAAACCAGCACACAATATCTAGCTCGTGATGTGAAGTATAATCTTTTGCTACAAACTCTAACCATGCTAGTCTGAAAAATGTAAGCAGTTCGTTAAGTTCGGGAAGTTCGTTTGCGAAATCAAACAAGTTATATCGACCGAATCGACTAGTAACACTATTGTCACCTAATCCAGTACCGCCATCGTTTAGTGGAGGGAACATTGCCTTAATGCGGTTCTCATTAGCAATCAACCATTTTCTAATAGTATCAACTTTACCTGAATCAATCCATTGTGATACAC